GGCCAAAGGAACAAGCAATACAGATACGATTCGTACTGAGTTCCAGTCCGAGCAGGCGACCGTATTGATTGGAAGAGCCAATACTATATTATTCAAAGGGTAGTACCTTTGTGTAAATAAGTTGAAATTAAAAACCCACTCAATCGAGTGGGTTTTTTTATTAAATATGTGACCAAGTGGTTTTTCGTTTAACTTGCCAAATTGTATTTTTGCTAACGTTATATTTTTTAGCTAAATATTCAGCAGAAAAATTACTTTCGCGTATTTCTAAAACCTGAATTTCAGTAATTTTGGCTTTACGATGTATTTCACCTATTTTTCGTAATGCAAGTAGTAGATTGCGTCACAAAGATAGTGAAATATTACTCATTTACAAGTGAAATATGAAATATTATCCGACAACAAACGTTTGTAATCTTTTAATGAATATCTTTGTTTCTGATAAAATTTTAACTTAAATCAAATAAAATAAAATGGAAACAACATCAGAAGTAAAATTGCCGCATCATTTTTCGCCAGTTTACAAGAAAATGGTAGCAGAAGGATTAATAGTAGACAAAAAATACGTGGGCGAAACTCCCTTGGAACAATACCTGAAATCGCAAGAGGAAGGCGGAGAAGCTCCAGAAACACCACAAGAACCCAACATTCATCCAGAGGTAAAAGAGCCTTCCATTCCTTTGTCGCAAGTAGAGGCAATGATGGAAAAGATGCTTGCCGAGAAAATGCAGGCTATTGAAACGCCCAAAGCTCCAGAAGCACCACGCTACCAAGAGCAGCCACGATTTGCGCCAGAAAGCAATGTAGATGATATTCCAGAACTTCGCAATTGGGAAATGAAGGACAGGGAATACGAAATATGCGACGGGTCAAAACCGGTTTCTTATTCCATTTCCAGTGAGCATAGCGCATTAATTCCACTGCAATACACGAACAAGGAGACACAAACGGTACACGTAATTCGTTATGCCACAAACCAACCGTCTTTCTTTATCGAAAAGCAAAGCAAGGAACCAGGTTCCGTCTTGAAAGCGGAAATCATATTCAATTTCGGACGATTGAGAGTTCCTGCCAACAACGTGGTTTTGCAAAAATTGCTTGCCATTCACCCACATAAAGACGTTATTTTCAGGGAATATGACCCGTTGGCGGCATCCAAAAAAGTGGTTTCGGACAAAAAACTGAAATTGAAAGCCGGTAATTTGGTTTTCGAAGTCGGAGAAATGACCAACAGGGCCATTGCCAGTTTAGAATTTGCCCATTACGTAGATTCGTGGGCTACGGATATTTTGGAAGAAGAATTGACCGTTTTTGCGGAGAAAAATCCACAAAAATACATCGACTACACCAACGACCCAACCATCAAGATGAAAGGAGTTATCAAGGCTTCCTTGGCAAGTGGAGAGTTGATTTATTCGAATTACCGATTTTTGAACAAAAGACGTGAAACGATATTGGAAGTCGCCAAAAATCAGAACGAGATGGACGAAATGGTTTTGTATTTTGAATCCGGAATAGGAAGATCCACTTACGAGTACCTGCTCAATAAATTGTAGTCCAGAGTATTTATAACAAAAACCCATCCTAGCCGATGGGTTTTTTCATTATAAAATATAATCGTTTACAAACGTTTGTTGTCGTTTTATTTTTATCTTTGCTATAAATACCTAGAGATGATTTCAATAAACCGATGCCGCAATACCGTATTATACTTATTGGATAAAAACAATAGGGGTTTTATATCGCCGGAAAAGTTCGATGTTTTCTGTCATTTGGCTCAAATGGATTTGTTTGAAAACCTCTTTTTCCAGTACAACAAATGGAAATTGAACGAAAACAAACGCTTGTCCGTTACCGAATACGGTGATATTCCCAAAAACATCCAAGAGCAGATAGACGCTTTTGCAATGTACTCCACAGAAGACAATTTTACCTATGACGATGCCGGGAATGTTTGGAGTTATTCCGGAACCGACTTGTACCGTGTCGAGGGTCTTTCGTTATTGTTTCCCAGTGGAAAAAAAATAGACGTGGAGGAAGTTTCGAAAGGAACTGAGTTGAACAACTTGATCAATTCAACCATCAATATGCCCACGACCACCTACCCTATTTACACTAAAATAGGTTCAGGATTTCGCGTTTATCCCGAAGTTCCCACCACTCCTGCCGGATATGGCTTGGAGTTGTTTTACATCAGGACACCTAAATCACCAAAATGGACCTACGTGAATGTAAGCGGAAACCCAGTTTACAATGCCGGAGCATCGGACAAGCAGGATATTGAGTTGGACGAAAGTTTGTTTTCAGCCTTCATCATCAAGGTGCTTTCCTATTGTGGACTTTCGATTAAAGAGCAAGATGTAGTGGCGGTTGCCGCCAATGCAGAAATAGTAACCGACCAAAAACAATCGTAATTATGAGTTCAATGAATCCTCAAGAATATTACGAAGACGAACTGAATCACGGTTCCTACGTATATGTGACACTGGAAGAACTGGTGACCAATTTCATTGCCAATTATACCGGTGACGGAAAGATTTTGGGTAAACCGAGAAGAAGCCAAATCATCTACCAATTCAAGCAGGGAATCAAGAAATTCAGCATAAACGCTTTGCGCGAAGTAAAAGCAGTAGAACTGGAACTGGGCGACACTCTGGATATTATCCTGCCACCTGACTACGTGAATTATGCGCGTATTTCATACGTGAATCCCGATACGGGAGAACTGATGGTTTTGTCCGTAAATGATAAGATGCCGTTGGCGACCGCTTATTTGCAAGACCACGATGCCGAAATCCTGTTTGACGACGAAGGATTTATTCTGGAAGGAACAACTTATTTCGCCTCCATAAATGACAAAATCACGCAAAGAAACATCATAGGTAATATTTGTCAAACAGAAACGCAATACACTCTAGATCATACCCGAAATGTGAACGGAACATTTCATATAGATACGAGACAAGGTAGAATCCATTTTAGTTCGGACAATGCCAGTAGAGTTCTATTGCTTGAATACATTTCTGACGGACTGGAATACAGCAACGAGAGCGACATAAAAGTAACTAAATTGGCAGAAGATGCTTTGTATCATTTCGTGAATTATTACTTGATGTTTACGATGTCTGGCGTTCCATTATACGAAAAAAATGAAGCGAAAAAAGCTTGGACTAGCTCATATCAAAATGCCAAGATAGCCTTGATGGACATAAAAATACCCGACATAATGTTGGCTTTGAATGGTAAACGAAAAATCATTAAATAATTATGCCTTTAGTATATAGACATAGAAGATTAGATAATGATGTAGTATTCTATATTGGAATTGCTAAAAAGAAATCAAGGCCATATAGTAAGGACAATAGGAATAATCACTGGAAGAATATTGTTTCAAAATATGGATATTATGTAGAAATATTATTGGATGGTCTTACGTGGGAAGAAGCTTGTGAGTTGGAGATATTATTAATATCAATCTACGGCAGACATGATAAAAAAGAAGGAACGTTAGTGAACCTAACAAATGGTGGTGATGGAGTAGTTGGACAAATAATTTCCGAAAAGAATAGAAGAATTACAAGCGAACGATGTAAACAAAATATAGGAGAAAAAAACCCTAATTATGGCAAGCCAAATTTAACACTACAGTTGTACAATAAAACTAACAAGGGAATAAACCATAGTAATTACGGAAGAAAGAATCCAAGTCATTCTGAAAAGAAAAAAGGCAAAGGAAATCCTTTTTATGGTAAAAAACATTCAGATGAATTCAAAAAATTAAAAGGTAGAAGGGTTTTAGATACATCTACAAATATAGAATATTATTCTATGAAATATGCATCAGAAATGTTAGGACTAAACTTATCTACGCTTCAATGGATGTTGTATAATCCTGAAAAGAACAAAACTACTTTAGTATTAATAGGAGAGGCAAAAACGAAAATGGATAAAATAGGATGAAAATACAGAATACTTTTTCCAAAGGAACCGTAAATAAAGATGCGGATAGCCGATTTATTAGTTCAGACGAATTAATAGATGCGGAGAACTTCTTTGTGAA